AGCAAGAAGTAAGGTCAACTTTGAACTGGTGGAAGAGTCAAGGACTCGTAACTCAAGGAAGATAGGTCAGTATGAGAGATAATCACCTAACATGTCCAGTTGGCTGAGGGGCTAAAGCACAGGTCTGCAAAACCTGGGACACTGGTTCAAATCCAGTACTGGACTCCAACCTAAAAACATATACTATGTCACACACAGAAGAACTAACAGATGAAGGCAGGCAAATGTGGGAGAACATTGCCAATTATGAAAAGTTGATAAGCAGTAAGTATGTCACTCCTTCTGAGAAGAAGGTAAGGACTAAATTAAACATCTTTGAGATACAGCTTCTCTTCATGAGAGATGAGATCAGGAGGATGATCATTAACTCAACAAGAGTGGTAAGGGACTGTGATGATATCATCAGCACCTACACCTCAAAGGAAGAGTACATAAGCAGTGATGCTAAAGTAGCAAAACAGATCCACCTCAATCTCATAGTAAGGCTTAACAGGCTGCTTGAGTATGAGAGTGTCTTTGATGAACATATTGAATTGACACCAGACAGAGAAATTAATACTTTATTTTATGACAGCTTTAAAAACAGGTAGCCAGTGAGCACAAGGTTTATAACCAATCAGGTCAGGAATGAACAGGGAGTATGGTTAAACACACAGGTATTCAGGGAGGAGGCCATTGGCTTCAGGAAGAATGGATACTATTGTACTGACCCTGAAGGCTCACACCAGTACACAGAGTACTGGGATACTATGCTGGACAGGTGCATCAATGGATACAGTAGTGGTGGGGTGAAGATAACACAACACCACTATTTTTATTTGAACTTCACACAGATCAAGATAGCAGAGGAGAAGGGAGGTAAGATAGCAATCAAGGAGGTGAAAGCTCCTGATTTCTGGGATGGGGACTTTGCATTTTTCTGGGCCATTGAGATAGCAAAAAATGGCCTGTTCACTGATGAGGCTTTAGCTCCTTCCACTAAGGAACAGAGAGCTGAGTACTGGAGACTTGAAGCTGAGAGGGTGAGAATTAGTAATGCTCTTGAAATAAATGATACAACCAATTTCCAGTATGTTGACCCTGATGGTGTACTTAAAAAGAACTCTGATCTCAGAACTATCCTTGAGGAGAAAGTTCTTAAAAGTCTTGCTCTTCCTTTTACCATTGAAGTTGATTGGAGGGATGGAGGACATCACATTATCATTGGTAAATCCCGTAGAAAAGGTTACTCATATAAAAACGGAGCTATCTGTGCCAATGTCTACAACACTATTCGCAAGTCTCAGACTATCATTGGGGCTTTTGACAAGAAATATCTCTACCCTGCTGGTACAATGGGTATGGCTTCTGAATATCTATCCTTCCTCAATGACAAAACAGCTTGGGGAAAGGCAAGGGAATATGTTGATAAGGCAGAACATAAGAGGGCCTCCTTCAGGGAAATGAATGCACAGGGTATGCCAGTGGAAGCAGGCTATATGTCAGAGATAATGGCAATAACATTTGCAGATAATCCTGAAGCAGCCAGAGGTAAAGACCCCAAGGTAGTTCTGTTTGAAGAGTCAGGAGCTTTCCCTAATCTTAAGGAGAGCTTCAGGAAAACCTCACCAAGCCTGTCAGCAGGTAAATATATTACAGGACAGATCATCATCTTTGGTACAGGTGGTGATATGGAATCTGGCACTGCTGACTATGCAGATATGTTCTATCATCCCAAGGAAGATAACCTCATGCCATTTGTCAATGTATGGGATGAGGATGCAGAGAATTCCTGTTGTGGCTTCTTCCATCCTGTTACATGGAACATGGAAGGCTACTATGATGAACAGGGAAACAGTGATATCATAGGAGCAACCAAGGAAGAGAAAACAGTAAGAGCAAAGATCATTGCCAATGCATCTGACTCTGGCTCTATCCAGCAAAGAGTACAGGAGCATCCTTTCAATCCAATGGAGGCATTCTTAATGGTCTCCATGAATGACTTCCCTGTAATTGAACTGCGTAATCAATACAACAGGGTGATGAGAGAGAACCTGCATCTCAAATATGGGCAGGCATGCTTTCTTGAAAGAAGGGAAGTCAATCAACCAGATACCTATACAGATGATGGACATAAAATCCCCGGTAAGAAATACATCATCAAGGCAACACCTGATCTGGATGGATACCTGCAGCCACTCTGGGATTACAAACCAAAGACCAAAGACCTTAAAGGCTCTGTTGTCATCTATGAATACCCAATTCCCAATGCCCCTCGTGGTCTCTACAAGATGGGCTTTGACCCTTACAGACAGGATCAGTCAACCTCTGTCCTCCCTTCTTTAGGCAGCATCTATGTTTACAAAGCAAATCATAAGTTCAGTTATAGCTCCAACAGGATAGTAGCACAGTACATAGGCAGACCTTATGATCCTGATGATGTGAACAGGATATGTGAAATGTTAGCAGAGCTTTATGGAGCAGAGATCATGCATGAGAATGAGGTCACTCATGTTAAAAAATACTTTGAACGTAGAAAAAAGTTACATTTGCTTGCTGCTCAGCCTGATGGTGTTATCTCTAAAGCTATCAACAATTCCAAGGTAGCAAGAGTCTATGGTGTTCACATGGCAGAGAAACTTAAAGATGCAGGAGAGAAATACATTAAGCAGTGGTTATTAGATATACGTGATTATGACGAAAATGGATATGCAGTTCTTAACCTTGAAACTATTTATGATCCTGCATTGCTTGAAGAGTTGATCTTCTACAACAGACAAGGTAACTTTGATAGGGTGATGTCCTTCATGATGGTCATGTTCCAGATAGCAGAAGAAGAAGAGAACAAGGTACATGGTGAGAATAATGGCTCATCCAATGCCAGTGACTTACTTGAAATGATGAAGAAACAATTTAAACATTCAGCCTGATGAACACCAAGTATCTTAACAATAAACAGAGGATAAGTCAGAGAAAGAAAGATGCAAATGATAAACAGTGGTATAAGGATCAGGCAAACCTGTTAGATACTAAATCCTTTAATGGTACAAATTTCATGGCCTTTAGTGGCCTCTCAGAATATAAGCGCAAGAAAGTCAACTATGACTTATTCAATAACATCATAGACATACAGGATTTCACTTATGTATGTCAGCCCTTTGGTTCAGAGGTAGGAGACCTCCCCGCAAATTTCACCAACAGGGATATAGTTTCAGGAAAGATAAAAGTTCTCATGGGCATGGAGATGAAGATGCCTTTCTCATGGAAGGTAGTAGCTGTCAATGAAGATGCTACTACCAGAAGGGAGCAGAAGGAGACTGAACTGCTGAAAGAGTTTGTGACATCACAGGTGATGAGACCCATAAGAGAGCAGATTGAAGCACAGGTCATGGCTCAGACCAAGGGAAGGAAGCTCACCCCTGAAGAAGAACAACAACTTAAACAGCAGATAGAAGAAGAGACCAAAGCACAAACTCCTGAAGAAGTAAGAAAGTACATGGTAAGGGATCATCAAGACCCTGCTGAAGCCATGACTCATCAAATTCTGGAGTACCTCATCCTCAAGGAGAAAGTGGCAGAAAAGTTTAATAAGGGCTGTAAACACTCCCTGATAGCCGGAGAAGAAATATATTGGGTAGGTATTCTCAATGGTGAACCCTGTCTTAAAGTCATTAATCCCTTATTCTTTGACTATGATAAATCTCCTGACCTTGATTATATTGAAGATGGAGAGTGGGCAGTATATGAATACAGGCTCTCTCCTTCAGAAGTAGTAGCCAGCTTTGGTTCTGAACTTTCTGAAGATGATATTGATAAAATCTACACCTATCATCATAATCCCGGAGCTGCTCTCAGGGATGCTGAATTCACTTTCAATGAAGATTACAATGATCCTTATACTATAAGGGTAGTCCATGCTACATGGAAGTCTCTGCGCAAAACTGGATTCCTGACCTATCTTGATAAGAACAACAGGGAGCAAATGAAGCTGGTGGATGAGAATTACAAGTTCAATGAAATGGCAGGGGATATCACCCTTGAATGGGAATGGCTACCTGAAGCTCATGAGTGCTATAAGATTATGAGTGACATCTTTGTTTATGCAAGAGCCATCCCAGGTCAGCATAAGGACTTGGACAATCTCTATGTCTGCAAACTTCCCTACTGTGGTGCAACCACTGATAACCTCAATTCTCCTGTCACCTCTGCAATGGACAGGATGAAGGGATATCAGTACTTCTATGATGTTATTCTCTATAGGGTTGAATTGATGATGGCTTCAGACAAAGGAAAGAAGCTGGCCATGAACCTAAACTCTATTCCCAAATCTGCTGGTATTGATATCAATAAGTGGACTTACTTCTTTGAGGCAAACTCTATTGCATGGCTTAATCCCAATGAGGAAGGCAACAGGGGAGGAGGAGATGTTACCAACATGGTGAAAGAAATTGACATGTCCCTTGCCTCATCCATTGACCAGTATATCAAATTTGCAGAATATATTGAACATAAATGTGGAACAAGCATTGGGGTCACTCCACAGATGGAGGCACAGATTGGCCCTAATGAAGCAGTGTCAAATACAAGGCAGAACTTGGTTCAGTCCTCTCATATCATTCAGCCTTACTTTGAGCTGCACAACTCTGTCAAAGGCAATGTCCTTGAGAGATTAGTAGAGACAGCCAAAGTAGCTTATGCTGGTTCCAAGCCACGCAAGCTGGTCTATATCCTTGATGATATGACCTATAAGATGATCACTATTGATCCTGAACTACTGGATTCCTCCACTTATGGTCTGTTCATATCCAATTCTTCCAAGGCTGCTGATGCCAAAAGAGCAGTGGAAGGCTTAGCCCAAGCTGCTATGCAGAATCAGCAGGCTGACCTTGCTGATATCATCAAGGTTATCAGGTCTGAATCTGTTACTGAGGCTGAAGACTTACTGGAAGTTGCACAAATTCGTAAATCTGAAGAAGCCCAAGCTTCTGAACAAAGAAGGATTGAAGCTGAACAACAGGCAAGGCAGGCTATCTCAGCAGAGAAACAAATAGACAGGGAACATGAGATCAATGTCATCATTACCAAGGAGAAAGAAAGAAGAAAGACTGTCATTCAACAGCAGGCTATTCTTTCAATGGGCTTCAATGAAGATAAAGATATGGATCAGGATACTGTACCTGATGTACTGGAAGTTGCTAAATATGGGGTTGATGCTGAGATCAGGCAAAGAGAGCAGAGTCTTAAGGAAGAACAATTCAGGCATCAGAAGAATGTGGATAAAGAGAAACTTAAGATTGAAGATAAAAAGGCTTCTAAACAGTTAGCACCAGCCAAATAAAAAAGCTATTAAGCAACTTTCTTAAAAGTTCAGTTTTAAACTGTAATAAATTCAACTTTCAAACTTTAAATTTACACAGGATTATGGCAAAGACAAACACAGCATCAAATCCTTTGGCAGGTTTTGGATTTGATGGAGATTCTGAAGACTTCTTCGGAATTACCTCAGAAAAACTTGAATCTCAGACAAGTAAGACAATCAAAGAAGTAAAGAAATCTCCCGCAGAATTAGAAGATGATCCTGATGATGACCTTGGAGATTCTACAAACTTCGATGATGCAAAGCCCAAAAAGAAATCAAAGGGGTCAGATGAGGAAGAGGATGATTTAGACCCTGAGAACATGGAGTTTTTCACTGACAAGCCTGCACCTCCTAAGAAGAAATCAGTAAAAGCTCAGGATGATGAAGAAGAGGAAGAAGAGGTCACTCCAAAGAAAACTCCTAAGAAGGGAGGTAAAAAAAAGGATGAGGAAGAAGAGGAGGAACCTGATCCAGATGATGATGATGAGGATGCTCCAGTAGTGAAGAAGAAGAAACCAGCTAAAACTGATGAGCAGGAAGAGGAGGAAGATGAAGAGCAGATTGAGAAGGATAAGGAGTTCTACACTACATTGGCACTGGAGCTGAAAGAAAAAGGAATACTTGAACACATTGAGATAAAGAAGGGTACAAAGCTCACTGAAGACCAGTTCTTTGAATTACAAGCAATGGAAGTTGATGAAAGATTTCAGGAAGCTCTTGAAGGCTATGCCAAAGACCTTGACCAAGATGGTAAGGATTTCCTGAAATTTAAAAAGGATGGTGGCAGAACCTCAGATTTTGTTGCTGTCTATGTCACTGGTACTCTTGGCCTTGATAAATTTGATAGTAGCAAGCCTGAACAGGTTGATGCTGTTATCAATCACTATCTTACCAAGTATGAAAAAGTAACTGGTGAAGACTTGGAAGACAGGAAGGAATTCATCAAGGACAAAGGACAGGAGAAGATCAAAGCTGAAGCATGGTATGATAAGATCAAGACTGCTGAAGATAAGAACAAAGATGCCCTGATGAAGGCACAGGAGAAAGCCAGTAAGCAGAGAGAGATTGATGCAAGGGATTTTGAAGATGACTTCTCTAAGGTGCTGGATAAAACTGAGGCAGTAGGTATGTTTCCCATTGGTAAAGCTGAAAGAAAAGAGCTTAACAGTTACATCAACAGGGCAACAGTGAAGGTAGGGCCTAACAGGTATGTTCCTCCTGTAAATGCAGAACTTTCAAGGATACTAAGAGCAGAAACAGAAAAGGATAAGCAGGATTTAATCATCCTTGCAAAGCTCCTCAAAAATAACTTTAAGATAGACGATGAACTGATAACTGAGATTGAAACCAAAGTTGTCAAGAGAACAAAGTCTAAATTACAGGAAGCTAAAAAAGGAGTGAAGCCATCCTCTTCAGGATCATATACTAAGAGATCAATGGCAGACTACTTTGAAGAAGGTTAAGTAATTTAAAATAAAACAAAAACTTGTTACAATGGCAAGACTATTAAACAGATTAATCACTAAGCAAATGCCTTGGCATGCTAATATGACGGAGCTGAACCACCTTGGTGCAGCTTTACTCATTAAGCCAACAGTGTTTGAACCCAAGATGACACAGTTGTTCACATCTGAGAGATACTCAGATAACCCCCTGACAACTATGCTGGCTGGCAAACAACAAAAGACAATCAATACTACTGTCTGGGAGTGGACAATGAAGGGTGCAAACACCAGACCATTGATAGTGATTGAGAATGTTGAACCATCTGCCAATTTAACTCCCGGAAGATTTAAACAGACCTTCAAGCTGAAGCTTGATGAAGACTGGTATGTTCCCGGTGATATTCTCCATCCTGGGTCAAGTAATAAAAAGTGGCAGGTACGTGTAACAACACAATCCTTCAAACATGGTAAGGGCTTCATTTATGAAGTAAGAGGTATGTGGGATGATCCTACAGTTTCCTTACCAATCAAGTACCTGTCTCCCAATCAGCAATGGGCCAAGCTTTACTCTCAATATGAGGAAGCTGCTGAACAATCTGGTTCTACTCAGTACAGCCTGCCTATTGCTTTGCAAAACAGGATGTCTCGTTTCAGGAAGAAATACAGGGTAACTGGTGATGCTGCCAATGAAGTGCTGGCTATCAAGATACAGGATAGCAAAGGCAGGTGGCATGATTCATGGGTAAAATATGCTGAAGTTGAATACTGGGAACAGTGGTACAGGGAGATTGAAAGAGGCTACTGGTATTCCCGCAGCACTGACACTGTGCTTGGTGCCAATGGCAGACCAATCTATTCTGGCCCCGGTGTTCAGGAACAACTGGAAGACTCCCACCAACACTTTTATTCTCACCTGTCTGCCCCCTTAATAGAAGAATACCTGATGGATATCTTCTACAGCAGGGTAAAACCCGGAGCTACAAGAAAAATTAAAGGCTTCAGTGGTGAGTATGGAATGATCCAATTCCACAGGGCTATACAATCATGGTCTGAAAAGAGAAGGGGCTTTATACAAGTGGTTGATAAAGTTCTCATTGACAAGACAACATCAGCCTACCATGAGAATGCCCTTGTTGCCGGCTTCCAATTTGTAAGATATCGCATGGCTAATGGTGCTGAACTGGAACTGGTTCACAACCCTCTTTATGATGACAGGGAAATCAATTTTGAGATTGATCCTGTAACAGGTTATCCTGTTGAATCTCAAAGAATCACCTTCCTTGATTTCAATGGCAAGGGTGAAATGGGCACCAATGTCCAGCTTGTTGACAGGGCAAATAGCTTCAAGCTTGGCTATGTACATGGTTTGCATACTCCTTATGGGCCTGTGAACAAAGGTTCTATGGCACATAGCGGTGACTATTATGAAATGCATGTGCAAAAACAGTGTGGTGTCCACATTGAAGATGTGACAAGATGTGGTGAACTCATCCTGTCCCGTAACTAAAGTTTATGTTTTCATTGCTTTGATATATCCTCCGAGGGGTGGAGGAGACTAGCCTCCACCTTCTTTTTAAGACTAAGATCAACACATTTATTAACGACAAAAACTGAATTATTATGGCACTAGCAGATGAGATCACAGATTTTGATCAGGTAGCTGAAGCGAGACCAAGACAATCACAGATTATTTCAACAACAATGCCTGCACAGATACCTGATCCCGCAGCAATAAAAGTTGAAGTAAGACCACTGGACAGGAAATCATGGCATGGCAAGAAAGGGAAAGAGTCCTTTGCACAGCCAAAAGCAGTTGAAGCTCTTTATGAACATACAACTGGTAAATATGCCACAGGCTTAACTGAAGACGAGGCCATCAAATATGGAAAATTAATAGGAGCAGATTTATCTGATACCTTTAATCCAAGTGAACCTCATCCTTACTACAGCACTAAGCCGGGAACAGTGATGTTGCAGAATCACACAATGATCTTTGACATAAGCAAACCTGCTGAGTATGTGAAGGTGAAGCTGATGAAGGCTAACAAGCTGGTGGCAAACTCCATGAAGGAGTATGAAGAAGGTAAGTGGCCTGATGCTACCCATGTGATCTTTGATGAGGAAGAAGAAGTATCATCCAAGGCTAATAAAGTCCAGCTTCGCAGAAAAGCAAGTGCCATGCTCCTTGAAATGAGTGATGATTCCAAGGCTAATATCATCCAGATACTATCCAAGAAATCAGTAAAGGGCAGAAGTGGTAATTTCATTGATGTGGAAATTGATGCCATCATCCAGAACAATGAACCTAACCAGCCCGGAATACTTGAATTTACAGAACTGGTGAGCATGGGCAGGGAAGAAGTGGCAGTAAGGGCATCAGTACTTAACCTGCTTCAAAGAGATATATTGACCAAGGAGGCAGGAAGTATCTATTACATGGGAGAACTGATAGGAATTGATTATGAGGCAGCAGTGGAATGGTTCAAGAGTCCCAGTAATGCAAAATTGAAAGTGGCTATCCTTGAAAGAGGAAATAAATAAGCTGGCATGACATCAAAGGAAATGCATTATGATCTCAAGCAGAAACTCAATAAGATTGATAGTCAGAAATACAGGAACTTATATGTACCTGAAATAGACTGGAAATTGAATGAGGCACAGGAGGTATTTGTAAAGATCATAGCACAACCCAGATATGGAAAACAGATAGGCTTTGAACTGAACCAGAGAACTATTAATGACATAAGAACAATAGTAGTAGACCAGATACCTGCTACTGGAATAGTTCCAACAGTCTTTGACAGCACTTCTTACATGGCAACATTGCCAGCAGATTTTTGGTTCTTGGCAAAGGCTTATGCACTGGGGACTAAAGGAACATGTGTGGATAAAGTCCTCAAGCTTAGAGAGGTTCAGCATGATGATGAACATGAACTCTCTCCATTTGACAGAAGTTCTTTTATATGGCGGGTCTCAAATATGAGGTTCAATGACCAAGGTATCAGGGTCTTTACTGATGGTACTTACAGCATCACTAAGGTCATACTTGAATACCTCAAAGAACCAAGAAGGATACACAATGCTGCTGATTGGCCAGGAGGTACTTATACTACATTAGATGGTGTAGTCCTCACAGGTACACAGGATTGTATATTACCAAAGCCAGTACACAGGGAAATAGTTGACTTAGCTGTACTGATCATATCCGGAAACCTGAATATGCCTGACAGACAGGCTAAGAAAGAAGGAGTAGAATTGACACAGTAATAATAATTTATATCTTAAATATTCAAAAAAATGGCAACAACAAACCCTGTTTCACAAGTATTAGTTACTTCTGGTAATGCTGCACTATTAGCTGCTGGTGCAAGACCTAATACACTAGCAGTAGGTCAGCTTGGAGTATTTAATTTTCATACAGGATTATCAGTTGATGGTTCTGTGGCCACTGATTGCAGAGACATATACCTTGCTGTAGGTGTTGATCCCGGTGCTGTAGGTTCTATACAGGACATCAAGACATCAGCAGGTCAGGTAATCCAGAACCGCAATGTGAAAGCCCTCACCTACAGGGGTACTGTAGCTGACATTGCCAAAGTGGTGGATATCATGGGTATCACTGCAAGATGTGAGGAGGACTATGTGGTAAAAATTGAAATCCGCAATGGTCAGGTATATGTTGAAAGTGGCTTCAACCAGTTCACCAAGTCTTACAATGCAAGAACAGGTTGTTGTGCAGATGCCTGTGAGGATTGTGGTACTGGTGATCCTAATGAGATTGCAGAACAAATTGTCAACCAGATCAATGCTGATCCTGATGGTATGCTTACTGCCAGTTATGTTGTCAACAAGATAACTGCTACAGTAGCAGCAGGCCCTACTGCCACAGCAGATGCAGTGATTACCATAGGTACTACTGCCTACACAGTGCCAGTGCCCACTGGTGATACTGTGACAATAGCTGCTGGCAAGATTGTCACCAAGATCAACACACAGACTGGTTCTCCTTACAGGGCTACCAATGCAGCAGGTGTGATCAGCATCTATCCTGTGACCTCTGTTTCAGGTTCAACTGAAACCTTGGTTTACACCACTCCTGTAACTGGTATGACCATTACTCCCATTGTTGCAGCTACCAAGACCTCTATTGCTGCTGGTGCTGCCTTTGATACCTTCCAGTCCACTTATGTGGGAGCAGGTGCCGGCATCAGGATTACAGGTGTGCCAATGGCTATCAATGGCTATAATGGCTCTATCAACCTGAAATATGTAAAGAATCGCAATATTGACTTTATTGTTTCCCTGCCTGTTGGTTTTGAATGCAGTGGTACAGTTACAGTAGTAACTGAAGCTGCAAACAGTGAAGGCAGTGGCTATGATATCCGCCAATTGGAATACATGTCAGGAGGCACAAATGGTCAACCTGGCCCTTACAGGACTTCTGCAGTGCATGGTCTTGAAAGAAATGGTGGTACAATTTATTATGCTACTCCGGGTGCCAATTACAACACTGT